ATGGAACAGCATTATAAATTCGATTGGAAAGATTACAATAAGGATGGTGACAACATCAGGGACGGAAAATTCTTTTTGGAACTGTTAGCGGAATGGGAAGCGGACTTTAACCAGAGGTTTTCCCCTTTGTATGCGTCCCACCTTCTGGGCAACAACACGTCAATGAGCCTTATCAAGCGGTGCTTCTATTTTCGGCAAACCGAGGACGTGGGGATGGAGCTTCTCGATGGGGAAATAGATATTGACAAAAATCTTGCGGTTGAGAAGCACAGCAAGCGCACGACAGTATATGCAATCGGTTCAACGGTGCAGGATAATTCTGACGAACCACTTTTTCTGGTCAGGGATGAAGATATGGCTGACGGGATGGTAATCCTGAAATATATCCCAGAGAATGATGATGAGGATGACAAGGATGGACCGGTAGAACCCAATGCTGCCACAGTAGGGGGTTTATCAATTTCTGTTAACTTATATTTTTAACGGTCTTATAATAAATATTGGCTCTTTACCAATCTGAACGAGTAAATTTTCAGAAAATTGATTCACGAACAATATTTAATTTAAATAATACCTTTTGATTAACCAGATAAACAAGAATAGAAGGATAATCACTACCAGGAAGGAAAGAAAGCTGATAAGTTGAACCATTGGTATATCGCAAATCTTCAAATCTCTCATCATCATATAATTAAGAATCATAGAAAGCAACTTCGACCATTTCGATATAAGCTACCCAGCGAATGACTTTTTCAGCTTCACCAGTGACGGTAATCCCCAATGCACCATGTGTTGTATCTGCGGCCACGGTAACATCCCAGGCTGAAACACTTTCGGCGATCACTGTTTTTGTAATGGCGCCGATGAGGGTTGTGGAGGCTGAGGTTGCATCCTTTTTGATCAAACCTTTGATTTCATAGGCGGCACCTTCTGTATTATCATCTGAAGCAGCAACGACCAAAATCCTGAAGGCATTCATTTTATTAGCTGCCAAGGAAACATAACCCTCTTCTCCTACGAGGAGAAATGAGGGGGTATCGTCCTCGGTCTCCTTTCTTGCAATGATATTAGTATATTGGGCTTCGCCTAATTCCCCGGGATTACTAAAACCTACTGATGCCTTGGCATGCTGGTAATCATTATAGGTTTTGGCATTAAAACCCTCTACATGGGAATATTGGTTTGCACATTCATTGGAACCGCCTTCTGCATGCCCACCTTCTTCGGAAACGATGTTACCATTACCCTCGGCCGCAGAGAATTCACCTGAAAGTACATGACTGGAGCCAGTTGCGCTGGATCGGTTACTGCTTATCTGATGAAGGTCGCCGGCTGCAATGCTATGTGTTCCTGTAATTTCATTGTGTTCACCGGATACCAGGCAAAACTGTCCACTAACTTCGTTGTGAGAACCGGCTGCAGCCATTGAATTTGCCCCAGATACCTGGTTATGCTCTCCTCCACCAATAAAAGAAGCTGCACCACTGGCCACACGTGTAACGGCTTCCCTGACAAACTGGAAGTCGGTTGCATTTGCTCCACGGGCATTGCCTGCCAAGGAACCAGCTGACAATGTACCCTGGACAGCTTTGGAACATGTACTCAGATCCTGATCACCGGTATTAGTGCCGGAGACCGCGTTTAATGCTGTGGCGTTGGAATGAACATGATCATTAACATTTGAATGCTTTTTGGAAATAGCATCATTATAATCGGCCTGGATGCCAAGAATGGCTTTAACGGCCGGGCCAGTGGATGCCAGGAAGTTAATGATACCAAGACTATCAAGCCATGCACGGATAATTCCGGAACGTGGACGTGAAGGAGCCGAAGTTTGCTCGGTAAAATCACGGTAATTGGTGGTACCCCGATTTTGTTGACCCATCAGGAAATATTTTGAGCTTCCCATATCTTCGGATTTTAAGTCATCATTACATAAAGTTTATCGAGGTTGCCGGTAGTGGCTTCGCCGACATCCATAGAAAACTGAACCCAGGTTGTTAACAGGTCTGCAACATTGAGGGTCATCGAAGCGAAATCTTTGTCGAGGGTGATGGTGATTGGCGCATCATCCTCATTGACACAAGTATCGAAATTAGACCCATCGAGACTCTGGAGCATGGTTAAGGTGATATCATCATCCAACCCGGAGTAGACAAATTGAATGGTAAGTTTGGTTGCGCCATTTGGGATCTGGATGTATGGCGATAAAGCATTCCCCGCTGAGACAGGTAAGGAACATTGAATCATTCTGCGTGCGATGGCCATAATACTATGATTTATAAACTGGTTGATATTATTCTAAAGCCTGAGACTCTTTTGGAGGCCGGGGCTGAATACAAGGCATAATTCTGGGCGATTACATATTCCTGCAGAAGGGCCTGTTTGGAACGAGCAATAGAGAGAACTTCCTGCATGGTATCCCTTCTATGATCCCGTGGAAGCAAAACTGCCGTAGATATTTCAATAAGAGCCGGTGAAAGGGATGGATCAGCGCCAGGTGTATACTGTGCTGTTTCGAGTAGTTGCTGGTTAAGCATGGCATATTTAACAAAGAATGCCAGGCATGGTTTGATATATGAAGTAATAAGGGTAGCATAATCACCAGGACTTGCAACGACATCATCATAGAGGGCAGCCGTCAAAACAGGTTTGACATACTTGAGCTCAGCAGTCTGAATCACCTCGGCTTTGATCATGCTTGGATCAAGTTCAGTAACATAAGCGAGAGAAATTACTTCGGTGGAGGAGATCAGGGACATGGTTATCGTGAATGAACGTGATGATTCAAATATTTAAAGTGTCGGATGAAGGATAAATGTTTTTGAGTTGAAGTACCAGTAATTTTTGCACAGGATCGTTTTTATCGTAATCAAGGCCGGAATCCCGGCGGATTTCCCATACGTATTTCATAGGATTGATGCGACTGATTGGTGGGGAGTTGATAAACTCGAAGTCTTTGAATTGCAAATTGCACTCAGAGAGAGAAGTTTGCAGGGATTGTATAAAGACCTCCTGGATGGGATGAATCACGGTGGATATTGCAATTTCATACTCGTTCAGAATTCTTCCGGAGTCAAAGCCGGATTTCTCATCGGAGTAAGGAGTAAGCGTACGGAACCAGTTATGAATAGTAATCAGGGATATTTCAGATTGTTTATGCAGTTCTGTCCAATTATCCTCTTTTTCACGATTGAATGAAATGAACTTTGCTTCCTGTGAGCTGATACCAGGACCCAGATCAGAAAGATACTGGATGATAATTTCATTTGCCTTTGAACTCAGCGCTCCTTTGTATTGCTGGAACAAGGCATCCAGTTCATCAGCCGCCTCGTCAGAGTTTACTCCCGGGATGACCAATAACCCAGGAGTGGCGAAGGAAGATTCAAGACGGGTTTGATTCCAGATGTTTGTTAACCCTGAAATAATGACATTTCGAATACCTGCAAAATAGGACGGAATACCATAGTAAAAGAACTCAGGTTCATAATCTTTAATCTGGACCATAGAATGATACAGTCCGTCGGCCCCCTTTGAGAACTCAGGGAAAAGGCTAATGGATTGCAAATCCTTGTCGTCCTTGCCCTTGAATAAGTCCCAACATGGATGAATCAAGGCATGTTTGCCATCGGTATGCAATCTTACCCGGGAAGCGTCCTGATGATAGACAAAGACAAAGGACTTCTTTTTATTGGAAACCAGTTCATAGTAACAGTTGCCAAACGTCAAATAATCAAAGCATAGCTTTTTGAGCGTATACAAAAAAGGCTCCTTGTGATTATTGGGAAGGTTGATAAACTGCCGGGTAGCAGGATCTGAGGATTGGATGCCCTGCCCCAGGATATAGTTGGTTTTTGAATTTAAAATAGCCCGGTGAACAGGAACCTCCCTGGCCAGCTTGATTAACTGGCGAGGGAGGGCGTTATCATCGCCAAAGGGTATATAATCCTGATAATTGACACGAGTAGCAACATAATCAGTATCAAACAAATCCAATACAGGAGCGTAATTGAACTCAAAAAAGCGGGTTGTTTGAATCTGTTTTGCACGCATAAGGCGCTACGGATAAGTGTTAACCTGGACATTGTTAATCTCCGAAACCAGCCAGCATCAATAGTTCTGAGTGCAAATAAGCAGTTTGCGCTTTATACTGAACCCGGTAACGCCGCATTTGGAGATCGGGATTATACCAGGACTCTATATCCTGAGGGTCCATTAACCCATCCGTCCCAAAAATGAGATTCTGCTGGGTGGTAAATACAGCCCTGTGAGGTTGGACCCCATTTTGATACGTAGCAATCCAGGTATCCCAATCCGGACGAACCAGAACCGGATAGCCTTCATACGAAGGAACATTAACACCATTAAGCATCATGGTCAGCGGAAGATCACCTGTCTTATTCTTGATCGTATGAACCAGGTTCCTCCACATGGACCGGGTAACCATAAACACCAGAGGAAATTCGAACATTTCAGGACGGGCCCCGTCGATCATTTCTTCAAGAGTAGAATCAGCCTCACCGGAAGCCAATGCACCTTGTTTAATCGCTGCAACCACACCGGAAGCTGCACAGGTACCCGTGCCTGTGACTGCTGCAGTGAAATCGAAAGTTTGACCCTTGTATCTGCTGACACACTTGATGGCACCGGCGGAAGGGTTGGTAACGATAACCCCATTGAACCCTGCACGGGCTTCGATGGTGGCCTTATGAGTAGCAAGCCAATCGTTGCAGGTAACCGTTGCGCTTGAACGGTAAGCCTGAGAATAGGCAACGCCATTGATCGTTAAGACCAGAAACGTATCGGTACCTGCGGAATACGTTTGGATTTTCTCAGCTTTGACCGCGGAAGTAGCCGAAGCAACAACTACATGCTGAGCAGCTGGTATAGTTCCGGCATAAACATCCTTGATGAAATGTGTCATGAACCCGGTATAACCAGAAAAATTGGTATCGACTGTCCCGGTTGGAACCCCTGATGTTAAGGTTTCCTGCACAGGGTTGCCAAAGAACATCTGACGGATCAAGTCCTGCTGCCCAGCCTGAGCAATGATCGGAAGCATGATTTTGTTCCAGATATCAGGTTCCTTCATCCTTTCAATATCATCCTCCTTGTAACCGGTGGCGAGCAATTGTTCAACGATAGAACCCCAGAAAGCCCGTGCATTCTGCTCGAACTCCATAGCCATGGGAGCAACCGTGATGGACTGGGTAGAGAGGGCAAATGTACCGGCGGGAGTGAAACCGGCAGTAGATTTTGGCTTGGTGATGAATGAAGGACGAGAAATTTTATTCAACAGTTCCGTACCCTTGATGTCGGAACGAACCGTGATAGCTCCCCGGATATCTTCACCCATGAAAAACGGGGTAACGAAAAAATCGCGGATTGACTGCTTTGTAAAAGCGGGGCTGATGGCGTGTGAAAAAATATTTGACATGGCGAAAAGATTTACGATTTACGATTGATCAGGACTTTTTGATTTTATCTTTGAAATGAGCAGGCATTTCCTTTAAGAGCTGCTTACCGAAGGTTTCTTCAGACGGAGCTATCTTGACATGAGGATCGGAACCCTCAACAGTTGTGGGACGGGCTTTAAGCTGGTCCTGAAGCGTAACTATCTGATCCTGGAGCGTAGAGAGTTGTTTCTGATGATCCGTTTCAAGAACCGATAACTGCTTTTGGTAATCGGCTTCCAGTTGTTCAACAGTCTGGTTGTAATCCTTGACCGTATCTTCATTTGCTCCATCCGGAGTTGGGCTTAAAAGATTTTTAAGCCTTTGGAAAAGTTCCTTTTTCATAATCTGATTGTTTGAAAAATATTTGAGCATAAATTCAATGATAGTATCCGGTTTTCGGGCAATGAGCGAAGCGATGGCCGGGTTAGAATCAAGAAACTGGGTTGCCTGATAAGAGAAAGAGTCAACAGCAAACAAAGAGTTGGTAGCGGCAGGATCGTCAACCAGATCAGTTGCCAGAAGTTCTTCAATGCGGGTTGCCGGGTATTCATCATCCGTGATGGCAGGATCGGCCGGAATAAAAGCAATGGATGCCCCGAACATATCAGGATTGTTTTTAGCCATTTTCAGGATATAAGCAAAGAGGTTTCCAGATGGAGATTCCTTGCAGACATCATCCAGGTGAAGATCCCCATATACTTTCTCACCATCAACCTGGAAATTCTTAAATCGGCCAATGTAAGTTCCGAATGAAGAGCTACACATGTTAGGATGACCAAACCGGGCTTTTACACCAGAGTCTTTTGAATTACCAAGTTTTTCGATCTGGGAAAGAGTGGTAGCATCTATCTGTTCAAAATAGGATTTAACTTTTCCGACCTGGGCTACAATAACCTTTTGGAGTACCCCTGAATCATCATCAATTTTTGCAACAGAAAAGGCGATCGGTGGTGTGGAAAATGACTTCATGCCGGTAGAGAAATTAAAAACGAAACAAAAATAATATAACTTAAAGTAATTGTTTAGTAAAAGTTGGCAAAAAGTTGTATTATAGGTTGTTATTATATTTATTATTTTGTATTTTTGTAAGAAATGGCAATATGAATCCAGAAACTGAAAAGGTAATCATTGACCTCAGGGAGCATTTTGGAATTGATGTAGAAAATCTTGTAAAAAGTGGATTGCTGCCTGTTAGCGCTGCCAAGAAATGGCTGGTAAAAGAACTCTACTTTACATACGCCAAAGAGGGAAATACCATTGAAAAGAGAGGGCGGACCTATACCAATATTAAGAACGAATTGAGTGACTGTTACGGAGTATCGGTGAGTTCGATTGAAAAGATGATTTACAGAAAGTAAGGGTCAAGCGATTACATTCGATTGTCAGCGACAACTTACTGGAAAAGCCGAAAAATAGAATACGGAGAATTGAATATGTATTCCTAAAATAGGAACAAATAGGTAAGATATGGAACCGAAAACTACTAAACCTCAGTTGTTCAAACCTGGTCAGGGTGGGCGACCCAAGGGAGCAGCCAACAAGATCACCCGTGAAAATAAGGAGCGGGTTGAATGGGTACTTGAACTGCTGGATGAAACCCTGGAAGACAGTATCAAAAAACTGAAACCAAAAGATCAGGTTGATCTATGGATGAACCTGCAGGAATTTATCCGGCCGAAGTTGCAACGGATGAACCTGGATATAGCCCCGCCGGAAGACAAACTAACCAAGATCACTTTTGAAGTAGTCAAGGGGAATTAGCTGGCCCATGGAAAAGAATGTCAGGGTTTCGGTGGTATTTGAGAAAAATTATAACGCCAGGACCAAGATCATTGTGAATCAGGGCGGGAGCAGGTCGGGGAAGACTTTTTCTATTCTTCAGTTACTCATCCTGGTGAAAGCATTTGAAGGTACCGATATGGTATTTTCGATTGTAAGGCGAAGTATGCCGGCATTAAAAGCATCGGCGATGCGGGATTTCTTTGAAATTCTGAAGGCCAATGCCCTTTACGATGAGCGGCACCACAATAAAACCGAGAACACCTACCTGCTAAACGGGAACCTGTTTGAGTTCATGAGCCTGGACCAACCACAAAAGAAACGAGGCGCCAAGCGGGCCTACCTTTTCATCAACGAAGCCAATGAACTGAGCCTGGAAGATTGGGTACAGCTGTCATTACGAACAGAAAAGCAAATCTACCTGGACTTCAACCCCTCCATGGATGAGCATTGGATTTATGATATCGTCATCCCACGGAAAGACTGCACCTTTATCCATTCCACCTACCTGGACAATGTCCAATTTTTGCCACCTGAACAGGTCAAGGAAATTGAAAACCTTAAAACGGTCGATGAAAATTATTGGAGAATCTACGGCCTGGGAGAAATCGGGCAAATCACAGGACTTGTCTTCACGAACTGGCAGATTGTTGATGAATGGCCGGAATCCTGCAAGTGGATCACCTACGGGATGGATTTTGGATTCTCCAATGATCCAACTGCACTGGTCAAGGTCGGGATGAGCGGCGGAGAACTCTATGTTGATGAGTTGATTTACTCCCGGGGTCTTACCAATCCGGACATCTGCAAATGGATGAATCAGCTCGGGATCACCAAGGCCGATGAAATCATTGCCGACAACCAGCCCAAGTGCATTTATGAAATCCGACAGGAAGGGTTCAACATCAAACCAACCTTCAAGGGTCCGGATTCGATCCTGGCAGGGATTGACATATTGAAACGCTATCCTATGCGGATCACCAAACGGTCGGTCAACCTGATCAGGGAACTGAAAAACTACAAATGGAAGGAAGATGCCTCCGGAAAACCGTTAAATGTTCCGGTTGACCGGTTCAACCATGGAATTGATGGAATCAGGTATGCTTGCATGGGCCGACTGTTCATGGGAAACCGCTTGATCAAAACTTCCAGGCACCTCAGGTAATCCGGAATCCGGGTTCTCACTATTTTCCTATGCAATGAGAATATAATACAGCATTAAATCAAAATCGTAGGAACTGATTAGCGGAAAAAATTTTCGCTTGCAAGGCTGCTGGTCATTTTTTTACAATAAAATAGACGAATTCTTCAAAAAAATGACAGCACCCGAAGGGCACCGGCTTTGCAAGTAGAAAAATTTTGAAGATACTTTTGACAAAGATTTTGATTTAATTATGACCAGCCCCGACCCTCCCTGTTTTCAGGGAATGGTGAGGGCGGAAACAAGGCCGGCTTTAGCTGCCACGTTATGAAGCCCGAGGAATGAGGGCGAATAAGGTGGCAACGACGGTTGGCGGACTGACAAAAGCATGCAGACCAAGCTGCGTTTTTCACGCTGCTTGGTTATGGAGTTGGATGGCGTACTTGCTCAATCGAAGCAAAAGGCAATGCATTCACCGTTGCCGGCAAACGGTAAAGGGATTGGACAATAACTCTTTAAAGTACCGATTATGGAGGGTGAGCGGAGGGCACGAAGCTCATGCATCCGACGATAGGAGGGTGCATGGCAAGTGCCGGTAGCGAGGCCCGGAATAATTCGGTAGCTTTAATGGGTTATAATCGAGGTGAGAATGCTTTGCCGGTACTTGTTGTACTGACAACTGAAAAAGGAATAGTCAAGGGGAAGTGCACTGTTGGCATTGCGAAGAATGAGCATATGCCAAGGGTGCACAGGAAAAATAGCGAACTGAGAAAAGCCAACAAACCAACCGGCGTTATTTTCAACGCTGGTTGGAAAGGGGATCGGTTTTGGTACCTGCAGGAATTCCGGAGGATGATTGTTACGAAGTACTCTCGTCCGGCCCGTCGAAGCATGAGGCAGGGCATTTGCAGGTTTTTAAACCTGGGGGAGGTCCAGAATAGTGCATTAAGCAATACCGGTATTAAACGAAAATTGAAGCGGGGACTGAGATGGTTGCACGGCAGCATTTTTTTGCTGCGGTGCAAGCTCGAAAGGCCCTGCAGTGAGGGAGTGGAGGGCTTGCATGGTAGCGAAGTGAAGCATCCGCCGGCGAAGCCAAGGGTGCGAAACGTAGCGGACATTGAAGCCCGGAAACGACCAACTGGTGTTGACAGGTATTGCTTAATGCACTTTTATCGAGGCAGAAATGCGCTGCCGACTTTCTTGTAATTCGAACTCAAACATACTTGTAATGCTGGCTGGATGAGCACCCTCTAAAACTTCTCGTCCAGCTAACGGGGATATTTAACATAATGTGATTATAGGACTGACGCAGGTAAAGACCAATGCCGTTAAATGAAAAGGCAAACGCTGTGGGCAGGGAATCCTAAAAACTGAGAGGATGGGCATCAGCCCATTGCGGTTGCCGTACATTTGACGGCGTTGCTTAAAGCCGGGATAGGCCAGCAGCGGCAGTACTATAATAGCATGTTATGTTAAATTTAGCCCCGTGCTCGTTGTACTGATTGAAGGAAAATGCTGGCTGCCAGGGCTGTTTTTGCTTAGGTGCATGATTATTTGCAACAGAAATAAACAATGAATACACCGGGTGCGAGGAACGATGCACCGGGTGTATACCATATTGAAGGAACCGAAGCAACGGCTAAGCCTGAACGAAGGAGCGGTGAAGCCGTGAGGAGCTTGCGACGAAACGGAGCGGAACCGCCGAATGAGTGAATGGATTAGCGGTTGCGGAGGGGAGGAATAGAATAGAAAAAAGATAAATTCATATAGTTATTTTATCTAATTTTGTTTAAAAGCTTCTGGATAATGATAATTGACAAATACATAACTTCCAAAAATGACCTGACTGAACAAATAAGAAAGCTTATTGTTGAAGAGTTTGGTCTCAGTGATGCATATTCTCAACGGGTCAAAGATAAAATCCTGGACAAATACTTTGAGCAATACATCGATACACTATATGCCTTGATTGAAACCCCTTATGTCGATAAAGTTTACCGAGATAGTTATTATCATTACTTTTCATCAAAAAGAAACAATTACAATAGAGATTGTATTAGAATTTCATTTTTTGATGGCGAAATACGTGGGGAAATGTTTCGCAATGTTGCAGAAATAGAGGAACTAACTAAGCGATACTTGGGTTTTATTGTTATTAGACCTACTGAGCCTAATATTATTGGTAGGAGCGTAGTATCACCTAAAGCAAAAAAAGAAAGAAATTTTCAAATATGTACTGCAACAATCCCGACAACAGTTGATTCAATAAAATTTACGATTGAGGGATTTCCACATTCTTCTCAGGACACTGAAACACTTACTTGTGCAGAAACCACTGTTTGGTCGATAATGGAATACTTCAGCAATAAATATGCTGATTATAAGCCAGTATTGCCTTCAAAAATAATAGAAACACTTAATAGGGTCTCAGCTGAGAGACAGGTTCCTTCAAAAGGATTAAATGTTCAGCAAATTTCCTATGCACTTAAAGAATTTGGATTTGGGACACGAATTTATTCAAAAGCCGACTTCATAGGGGATTTTGAGAAATTGCTAAGTTGTTACGTGGAAAGTGGAATTCCGGTAATTATAGGTTTGGTTAATGGCCCACCCACTACAATAGCACATGCAATGATTTGCATAGGACATTCTAAAATCGAAAACCAACTTATCGATACTTTAGTTGAAGAAACCTACACCGACCCTGATATTGCAGATAAGATAGTAAATAAAAAATTGAAAGTATTTGATTTCGACGGCATTGAGAAAGAATTTATATTCATTGATGACAACCATCCCGTATATCAAAAGGCTTTTTTAAAAACTCCTGCGAAGTATTATAACAAAGTCAAATGGGACACTTGCAAAATAACTCATTTCATTGCCCCGCTTTACCCAAAAATCTATTTAGAGGCATATGAGGCTAAGAGTTTCGCAATTAGATATTTACTTGGCGGATTATTGCCTGTAGTTGATAACAGTGAAGTGTTCATAAGATTTTATTTAACTTCAAGCAGATCGTATAAAAATGAAATAGCTTTGAATCCTTCGGTACAGGATGAACTAAAAGTAATTATCCTTGAGACTGTGATGCCAAAATTTATTTGGATCACTGAGATTAGTACGAAGGAGGATCTAAAAAGGAACGAAGCATTGGGACTAATCATAATTGATGCAACAGAAACAAAAATATTCTCAACAAAACCGTTATTATTAGCTGCATATAATGACACAACGGTTACCTTTGACTTAACTTCAAGAGGATTTGTAAAAAATGCATTACCTTTGCAAAAATTTAAAATTTTCAATAACAACTTAAAGGGCTTCTAAATGACAACCAAAATTAGCAAGTATCAGGAACTAATGGGCCGCCTGAAAGATGAACAAAAGGTCACATATCTCGATAAACCTCAGGATATTGAGGCAATTAATGAGATAGACAAACAAATGGAAGGTGTGAGGAGAGAATATCAAATTAAAGAGAAAAACTCACAGATCTCCGCCGCAGCTGTTTTCCTTACTGCTTAGCGTTATATAATGTTTTTGTAAAATAGTTGCTAAGTTTACAGAAACCACAAATTATCTTTTCCATAGGCCGGGATATCATTGCCGAGGAAGTGGGGGGCGATTTCGGCTATGATTTCAGGGTATTTGATTGTTACGGGTAGGTTTTGCTGGCGGATTGATTTCCAATACATCCGGCTGAACTGGTAGATTTGGTCGATGAGTTCAGTTACGATTTTTGTGTCTTTGATCAGGTCGGGGACTGTGCATTGGAGTTTTAATTTGATAGGGAAGGGATAGCCGTCAGCTTTACTATGGGTAATGCCATAATATCTTGTGTTGTTGAAAAGTAGAAACTTATCATTGCCAATGCCAATGAATATGCCGCTTAATGGCATGAGTTCTTTCCAGCCTTTGTCAAATGCTACAATGTCTTCTGATTCTGTTTTATTTATGGTGATGATGAATACTGGAATATTTAATTTGAGGTCTATCAGGGATTGCCGGATGGGCTCAAGTTCTTCTTCGCTCATCGTTTTGTAAAAATGAATGATAAGTCGGTCGGGGGCATTGTTGACAGTGGCGTATTGTCTGACGGCATCGGAAATGGACCCGGCCAGAATACCAATTTCATCACGTAAGAAATACTCGAACCGGTTGAACTTGCCATTATTGTTGAAGCTGAAGGCGCTGCCGATATACCGTACATCATCGTCGATATGTTTAAATGCACCAATGCCGACAATCAATTCGTTCTTAACCGGGGTATTCAAACGCCAGGGAATACCATCTAATTTGGCCAACATGGCGACTGCAATGTTTGGCAGACTGTATTTCCAGTTAATGCCCTGCTCGACCATTTTGGCGGGGTCAATAGCCTGAGAGGTGATCTTCCTCTTCAATAGCAACTCCTTTAACTGAAAATAGATTTCTCGTTTTTGCTTGTCTTTTTCAAATTTACTGTATGGGGTCACATAAATTGCCATGTATTTGACGTCGGGATCAAACTGGCGTTCTGATAATTTTTTTTCAATTTCCGGGATGGGATTTTCCTTATCTTCAAAAACGATACTAAATCCTGCTTCAGTATGAAACAGTAGGCCCACGTAACTCTGCATGCCGTCAAAAGTATCATAGCCTTTTTCAAAATGTGAATTTATGGTTAGAGTATACTGTTTGTCATCTTTATGTACGATGAAGAACAAATGAATGTTAGGGTAGGGGCTTTTCTGGAAAGGTTTTAATTTTTTAAGAGCATATTTTGGAACAGCATCAGGAACATTTCCACCGAAAAGTAATTTATTGCTGTCTGATGAAATTCGATACGTGCTTGATGGATTTACTGTTAGGAATCCGCCCTTGTTTAAAGGAATTACTTTCTGGAAATCTTCTGTATCAAGAAATTGCTTATAAAAGGCATTTATCAGTTTGAGATATTTGGGATAACGGTTATCTCTTGGCGGCACCTCGGCCGGAATGCCAAGCAACGGCTCAAGGGATTTGTTTATAACAGGAAAACAAGTTGTTGGATCAAGGTCCTCATCTTCATGAATTTTTGTCCATCTGTCAAGCCTATTGCCTGAAAGGATTAAATTGAAGATCGTTGGACTTATTAGTGGCAGTAATTCAGCAATACTCTTTTTTGAAACTTTTGATTGACCATCATAGGATAACACAATCTCAGGATACTGACTGACATTGCATAACTGAACTTTAAGGGAAAATTTGTCGTAAATATCATATTTGCCATTGGTACCCTTACTTGCTTTTATCCAGACCTGGTTCTCCTTTACAAAGCCAATCCTGACAATTTGCTTCTTTACTTTTTTGAAAAAGTAGTTGATCTCATTATTGTAATATCTTTTAATAAGGTCGGGGTTATCATTATGAAAATCAATAAGCAGGGTTTTAAAACCTTCGGATTTACCTGCATAGGTTGTAAATATTTTATTGGAACTATTTTTAACTGTTTGTGGAAATATCTGTTCGATTTTATCAGGAAAAAGGTTAAAATACAGGGTTCTGCACTTTCCATTGGTAATATCGGAGAAATAAAACGTTGCCGGTTCTTCAGGCCATTTGATTGTGAGGATGTTAAAGAAAAGATCAGACATACTTCAATCGTGCTGGTGATTAATTATTTGAGATCAAGGTAAGTAATTGTTTTTCAGCTTCTTTTAACTTAATATTCAAATCAACTTTGTAATTAAACTGTTTACCGTTTTTAATTCCGGATTTAAGCCTTGCTATTTCTTTTTCAAGTATCAGTATTTCCCTCTTAAATTCAATAAGCTCCTCAATAGGTTTATTGGCCATTGTTGGTTTGCCAGATATCTGAACACATAAATCCTGATGAACGGAGTCAAGGCTCTTCTTTAAAGTAAGCGAGTATTTATTTTCGGACTTCAAGAACCAATCTGTCTTAAAGGTCCAGTCTATCACAGAATTGTCTTCATTAACAGGATGAGCGTGTTTTGTTGAAGTGGATATGAACATGCTATCATCAAATTCGACGATGAAAATTATTGTATAAGGTATTGCTTTATCAATGATAGCAAGGACCGCCTGAATGTCGGTCATGGTTTTTAATTCAACCTGGAAGATCTGAATTTCCTGAATTTCCTTTGCCTGAAGATTAACGGTTTTCGAGGATAGCTTGTGAGTCCAAGTGATCCTGGCTACCAAATCGCTGAATAATTTTTTCTGCCTGGTATTGGTATAATTGTCAAAGGCATTCTTGGGAATCACCCTGTTTACTTTTGTCGTCGGTGGCAGATTAAAGAAATCCATTAACGAACAATTAGAAATGATGTAAGTAAAAAATCTTCAATGCCCTTAATTTTATCCTGGAGTGCGGTTGTCCCATGAGCCTTAAACAGACTGAGAACTTCCTTCTCCTCTTCATTCTGAAGAATAGATGTAATACTTTTCTTCAAAAGAATTGAATATGTGTCCATGCTGTGATACTCATCCGTTTCGACACTTAAAGCTTTACACAATTCCAGCATTGGTTCAGTCTTGCCTTTACAAAGCATCCGCATTGAATCAAGGATTTTCTTTGATTCAACGTGATTCAGGTAAACTTCTCCAGTGTTTTTTATATAAAGAAGATAATATGGATGCAAACGGTTCTGCTTGTTGATGTTGACGCTGGAATTGACGTTTTTCAGAACAAATATCACTCCCGGATGCAAAATATCTGTAGCTGAAACTACAGCATGAAGCCCTTCCGGAATATTCGCTAAAGTTCCATACGTTTTGATAAAATTTGAAAGATCAACCCTGAAATCATTGAGGCCAAGGTCGGTGATACTAACACCTTCCCGAAGGTCTTCCAAATCAATTACCTCGTCTTGCAGTTTCTGGAGCTGAATCTTCCTGTACTCCAGGTCCTTTTCATCGGCATTTAAAATATTATCATCACCAGTACTGGCAAGATTGCTGATCAACATCCGGCTTTCTACTCGTTGCTTGAGATTTATATATGCATCCAGTGTGACGTCGGGCCAAAAGTTCACTAAGGTGATGCTGGCATTTTTTGAACCAATACGGTCAATCCTTCCGAAGCGCTGAATGATTCTGACAGGGTTCCAATGTATATCATAATTAATCAGGTAGTCACAATCCTGCAAATTCTGGCCTTCCGAAATACAATCAGTTGCAATTAATACTTCGATTGAATCATTAAGACGAGGATATATTATTGCTTTGTCCTTTGCTAAAGGAGAAAAGCAAGTGAGCATGGGGTTGAGATCGGAGGGGATATTTTTTGAATTGGTGACTTTGCGGGAACCAGTTATTAATGCTGTATGAAGACCATGTTTCTCTCTAATATAACCTTGGATCTGGTCATATAGATAATTGGCGGTATCAGCAAAAGCGGTAAAAACAAGGACTCTTTTATTTCCAGGATTAATAGGATGTTCTATCTTTTGGTCAAGTAATTTAATCAGATATTGCAATTTATAGTCCTTTTCACCTGTCACATCCACGATATTACTCCATAAACTTCTCAGGATAGTTAGGTCCTCACTGAGGTCTTCCTCCCATTTGCGAATATCCAAATCGGCAATATGGACCTTCACTTTCTTTCCAATCAGGTTTTCTTCATCCCCCCAATCGGCCTCCCAATCAAAATTTTCATCAGTCACTCTGGCCTGGATGCCTTCATATTCTCCTTTTACTCCCTGGGAAATGGTCTTTAGAGCATCTTCAATTTGAGTAATGATCCCTTCAAGTGTGAGCCGAAAGGAATCGACTGAACTTTCAAGGCGTTTTAACAAATTGATACGCATCAGAATCTGAAGACTTCTTTCACGATCAATCTGGGTAAGTCTGCCGGACTTTACGGTTTTATCGTAGAGATCGGCATATAGCGACAACTTACTCGGAAAGATATAATTCAATGGCGAATACACGGACAGATTGAGCAAGGTCAATTGTTCGGCAATTTCGACATACGTTATTTCATCATTTTCGGTGAGGGGGCTTTGAATTGAGACTGGTTTGTTTCTTTCAGGAAACTTGCCAATTGCCGTGGTATCATAATAAGTTGTAATGTGTTTCCTTGAACGGGCAATTGTGAGGGAATCAAGGATTTCAAAGAAATCGAAATCCAACATGTCCAAGAGTTTTTCGGTAGTCCGCTGAGTTGTGTCAAACTTACTCCAGATATTGAATGCTTGCTGCGCTTTGCGAAAAACAACGTCAATTCCCTTTTCTGTCTCTAATTTTCTATCGATGTTTGCTGCATCACCCTCATATGCCAGGGCTAACTGGTTACGCAGATCATTGAAACGATTATTTACCGGTGTAGCGGAAAGCATCAGAACTTTGGTCTCAATACCCTCCTGAATAACCTTTCTAAGCAACCTCTGGTAGCGGTTTTCCCTTCCAATGACCGTACTGTTATTTCTGAAGTTATGAGATTCATCAATAACCACCAGACCGTAGTTACCCCAATTAACCGATTCAAGGTTCCGGCCATTACTCATCCCGGAATCCCTGGTGAGGTCGGTATGGAAAAGCACATCATATCTGAATCTATCGGCAGTCAGGATATTATTTTTATCGTTAAACCGGAAGGTGTTCCAGTTGTCTTCAAGTTTTTTAGGACAAAGAACCAGAACATCCTTATTCCGCATTTCGTAATATTTGATTATTCCAAGGGCAGAAAAGGTTTTACCCAATCCAACGCTGTCGGCCAGAATACATCCTTTGAATTTCTCCAACTTGTTTATCCCGCCAATTACAGCATCACGTTGAAAATTATAGAGTTTATTCCAAATCACGGAATCTTTAAATCCTATCTGGTCATTTGGCAAGGTATCCAGTGAGATATCCTTCAGGAAATCATTGAAAATATTATAGAGTGTGATGAAATAAATAAATTCAGGACTGTTTTCCTTATAAGCGCTTTCAAAGAAATCCTGTACTTTTTGCGTTACATCAAGAAGATCTTCATCATTCTCCCAAATCTGGGAAAACCATTTAAGATAAGCCAGACTATCGGGATATTCTGTTTTCTGAATCAGGGTAGGGAAGCCCTTCTTATAGGTTATGCCTAAGTCGGATGTAGTGAAACTGCTAACGTTCAAATAGGCATATTCTTCCTGCTCATTATTTAAAACATGAATCATTCCATTTAGAGGCAGATTCGGATGCTTATTTGATTTGAACGTGACTTTCTCTTTAATCCACCTTGAACACTCCCTGGCAATTGCCCTTTGATTGAGTTGATTCTTTAGCCGGATCTCAAATTCACCTCCGCAAAGGTCAGTTTCCTTATAAATATGAGGAATGTAAAACAACCGAGTATACTTATTAAAGTTCTCTTCAATGAAGGTAGGCGAACTGAAAATAAAACGCAACTCATCAATTTTCTCCAATTCTTTCTTTAATGCTTCGAATGCATAGAAAGAAAAGGAGGAGGCTGCAATGCTGAGCTTACTCCCTTTTCGGATGCTTAATTTCAGATCATCACCAAGACGATTATTTATATTGTCAATAAGCTTCATGAAGTTATTTCAGTTGCACTATTTCCATCAACTTATCATAGCTACTCACTTTTTCAAATTTCACCTCATGGCCACTGATCTCTTTAAAATGCTCGGTGGCGCAATGAATTTTAAGTTTTTCTATTTCCCTTAATTCCAGGTCTGAATCGGAACCTTTGGTTTCGGCGACAAAATATATGTGTCTTACTTTATCCTTGTCAAAGACGATGGCCCAATCGGGACTATAATTGGCAACAGGTGTAGAGATATAAAAACTCTTCGGGAGTTTAGCGTATACAACCACTTCATTGCAATTATCAAGGGCAGAAGCGAAATTGGCTTCAATCGTCGAATCGGAAGTAAGATAATCGTAAATATGTCTTTTCAGGAGCTGTGAATTACGTAATGCATCTTTATTGTTTGTAAATATTGTCTTTGCATCATGCCGCTCATCAATTTTGTGATAAACAATATTGTTAATGATCAGGCTGGCTTTTACCTCGTTGATGAGTTTGCTGCACTTTGCAATAAATTCCTCATGATTCTTGCGGAGTAGTAT